ACCGTAGTTACTAACGGCCCCGAAGCGGCGCTCTATAAGAGGGGCAATCTCGGTGCCTTCAAAAGTGCTCTTACCCGAGGAGCAAAGCCTACGACATTTCCAACTCTTATTAAGCTGAGGAATTTCAGTTTCTTTGATCAGTTCATACTTTTTACGAAGCATTTCTAGAGTAATTGGGATATCACTATCTTGGAAATGAATAGTAAATGGGCCGCCGTCATTCATGAAGTGAATAGTCACCAAGAAAGTCTTAGCTTCAGGATACATCTTCTTACAAGCTAGATGATACATTCTCAGTTGAATATCTTTCTCTAGTTTTGCGTGGGTTTTTTCCTTTCCTGTCGCCCAGTCAAGACGCTTTCCGGTTTTCCAGTCAATAATTTCGTAAGTATCATCTCCAATGTCGGTTATAAGGTCTATTGTACCCTTAAGTGCAAGTCTTCCTTCTAGCTTAGTCCCGTCCTCTAGTGTGTAATCATATTTAGCCCAGTCTTCATCTATCTCAAAATCGAAATGAGGTTCAGCATCGACAACATTTCTATTTTTTGGGTCAAAGAATCCATCGTGGTCATTAAATATTTTCCAGACCCATGCGTGACAATGTTTTTTGTCGCTTGGTATCCACTTGTGATGTGGCAATCGAGAGGTATAGTACTCATAAACTTTCTCTATTATCTCGTCCAAATACTCTGGGTCATAGTTGTCAGTTTGTATTTCGCCTATCTCTGAATCTTTGAAAACAAGTTCTCCGTCTTGCAGGGCCTTCTTTGCCCTAGCTGCCAACTCTAAAATTTTATGAACTATAGTTCCTTTGTCTGCTTTCTTGCCAGATAGCCCCCTCCATCCTAGGCCGTATTCCATATAATATTGCATGGGACACATGCGATGACAATTAAAGGAGCTACTTCTAAAATAAACAATTGGTATACTCATATTATTTTTCCTCCTCAGGAATAGACAGTTGAGGAATTACCTCTTCTAGATGTCGCAGAGCATAATAGACTTTCTCGTTCTGTTCGGAAATTGTAAGGTCTGTATTTTCTATCATAACATTACAGCTAGATAAGGCTTCCCCAATCTCACTTTCACTAGAATGTGAATCTGTTCCCTTATAAATATCTCTGGCAAGACCCAGCACAAAACCGCCTTGTTTTTGGATTTCTTCTATTTCGTTTTTAAATCTGACGTCAGATACTAAAGCTAACTCTGAACCTTCTATTTCTACTTTAGACAAGAAGGAATCTAGCCATACTTTATGGTTCATTTTTCTAAAAATATCAGTTCCAACATACTGTAGGACTTCTCGGGCACTCATCTTGCCCTTAGCATGGACTAAAAGGCCCAGAGAGCTAGCTTGCTCTTTAGTAAATCCTTTTTTCTTTAGTTCTCCCGGAGGTATAACTCCCGGCATATCTTCCCATCTTAAATTGGTTTTACTGTTCTTGTCCTTGTCTGTTCCAAAGACTTGTTTCCTCTCTAAGCCTAGAATACTAATGGCCATTTCTTTAAGGGTATCTGCTAGGGCATACAATCGAATATATCTACCAATTTCGTTTTCAAAAAGGCTCTCTATGTCTACATGGGGTTCTTTAAATGGGAAAAATTCTTCTTTGGTTGGATTCTCTCCGAATATATCGGTAACTTCAATCTCCCCACTATCGGAAAGTCTAGAGACTTTACATATTCCTAACTCGGCAAGCTTCATTGCAAGTATACAATTGCAAACAGTGTTTTTACCGCTTTGTTTCTTGCCAGCAAACGCTATAATCTGTGTCATGGTTATACCTTATTAGTTATTAAGTTCTGGGTAAAGGCCATTCAAAACCTCTAAACGATCTAGAGCGTCCACAAGAAGGTCTAATGCCTCGTCTAAATTCTGATGGAAATCGCCAGTTGAGTGATCTCCAATACCAGCAGCATTGTTTGTCAACAATTCAAGAGACAGCTTAGCTTTTTCTTGATCTGCAATAGCTTTGTGGTACAGGTAACTGATAGCGTAATTTTTTACTTCTTTTTGGGGCATGTTAAATTTCCTTATAAGCGTCCATAGCTTGTTGAATAAAAGGTTTAATGTCAGATGTTACACCATCTACATTGAGGTCAGCGACATCATTAGCATTGAATCTAGGGAAGTATAGTCGATACAATCTACCACAAACTTCTTCGATTTTAGCCGCCGCCTTCTTTCCAGCCTCATCATTGTCCATTAAGCAGACTATAGATAAAGCACCAGATTCGTCCAGCAGATGTTTTTGATCGTTATTGAATGCCGTACCAAAAATAGCTACAGCATTATATATTCCAGCTTCGGCTAGCCGCCAGACATTTCCCGGCGATTCAACAAGAATTGCAACGCCTGTGTCTAACATATAGTTCTTAGCCTTCCAGTAATTATACAACCACTTTTCTTTCTGGAAGCCCTTGCTGTGCATCCATTTTGGGAAGTGTCTACAATTTTCTTTTGGAGGATGGTAATGCTTGCACTCTTCACATCTGGGGTGAATGCTTCTACCTGTGCAGCCAACAATATACTTATGGTCATTATCATAGATTGGAACAACAGCCCTTTGATACATGGGTTTGCGAGGGTTATCACAATACCCAACATCATATTCTTCTAAAATCTCTTTGTCGAAGCCTCTATCTACGTAATACTTAGCTGGAACCTCTAGTTTTTCTCTGTATTGTTCCTGTGTTATCCCAAGACCTCTAGCTTTTTTTGTAGAGATAGAGCTAACTAAGCTACCAAACTTCATCTTTTCAATGTTTACTGTTTCGCTTTTTAAAGAGTTAAAGTCTTGCTTAAGGAAGGACAATAAAAATTCTACAGCCTCAGAGAAGTTGGCTTCCTTGTCTCCCTCTTTTTCCCAGTTGTATTTGAATCTAGAGAGACACCCTCTTATGAAGTGTATTAGGCTATTGCCAAATAAGTCTTCGCATTGGTGAGTCCTACATTTAAAGTGAACCTTGTAGTCCGCCTTGGGGTACATATTTAGGGCGGTAGGGTTGTCTCCGCCGTGTATTGGACAGCAGGATTTTATAAGTATCTCGTTTCTATAGCTAGCCCTTACCCCAAAATACTCATAGATTTGGTCTATGTGCTGTGCTGCTAGGGCAGATAGTTGTTTTAGCTTGCCAAAGTCCCCATATTTATACGAATGGGATGTCTTCGCTTGGTGAGTATTGTTCTGGTTCATTTTCGTACGTGTTATCCTCTAATTCGAAGGCTGTCTTTCCTTCTGATATCCTAGCATAAGATCCATTCATCATTATATTAATATAGTCTTTGTCTTCTAGTCCTTCCCCATGTCGAGAGATGACGGGGACAAGTTTGCGGTTTCCATTTTCTGGCCCGTCCTTGGCAATTTCTTCATCAGATTTATATTTGTAGATACTAAAGTTAGAGCAGAGCCAAATAATTCTATCTGAACCAGAGGCAGTATCTGTCGTCTCTTTGTTTATGCCATCGCGATTTAGCTGTATAAAGGACAGTACTGGGACTTCGTATCTTAATGCAAAATTGTGTAGGGATGTCATCATAAACCCCAAAACTTGGAACTCCTTCATGTCGCTTTTGATCGCAGCAGAGTCCATTAGCTTTAGGTAGTCATAAATTATGACACAATCATTCGCTTTGCCCTTATCGTTTACGCCAACTACCTTTGCTATCCATCTACGCATAATGGAGATTTGGTCTTCAAAAGACATACCTCCAATGGATTTAAAGTAATAGGGAATATCTTTTATCTCTTTGGCGGCCTCGAGAACACGCTGGTTTTTTAAGGGACTTTGAGAGAATTTACCAGTTTCAATATCGTTAATTTCAACATCAGAAAGCATAGCCATCATCCTGTTTTGATGATCTTCTTTCCTCATCTCAGTATCTAGATTTAGGACAGGAATGCCTTGTCGGGCTATATGAACCCCCATATTGTCGGCTAGCAAAGTTTTTCCTGTTTTTGGCCTAGCCCCTATAACATTCACAGTGCCTCTTCTGAGTCCTCCACCAATAGCAAAGTCGTAACGATTGAAGCCAGTAGAGATACCGATCTGATCGATAGGGTCTTCTGCTAGGTCTTTCAAGTAGTCTTCGACGTCTTCAAACATCTTACTTGGGGCCTCGTCTGAGTCAGAAAGAATGGAGGTAAAGTCAAAAATAGACTCTTCCGCTATGCCTAAAATCTGGGAGATAGGCTCATCTCCTTTGACCTCAGTGTACTTTTCTTTAGTCAGTTCAAGCTGGTCATACATCATTCTAGCTATTTGTAGCTTGCGTACCTTGGCTGCAAAGCCCCTTACGTTGGAGAGCAGGACAGGAAACTTTGCAATGGAGGCTAGGTGTGAGACCTCTTGGTTATTAAAAAAGTCACTTAAACCTATCTCTTTTGCCGCCGACAATATCAAAGGAATGTCTGGCTTGACAGTATCATCTTTTTCTATTACATGCTTAAGACAGCAGTAAATGGACATATTAGACTCTATAGTAAAGCTATTTTCATCAACTATATCTGCTATATCAAAGTATGCGTCTGATCCATGTCGAAGAACTCCTGCTAGGATAGCTCGTTCTGCTGGCAGGTCTTGTAAAATCATCTTATCTCCTTACGCAACAGTTGTTGCATGTGTATCTATTAATATCTTGTAATGTGACCGCAGACACCTCGTCTTCTCTTCCGCAGACCATACATTCCACTTCAACCAAAGAGGCTTCTTCTCTTGTTCTAGGGGTTCTTTCAAAGCTTTTACTTGCCTTGTCCGCTTCTTCTGCAGCCTTGAGCTCTTGTCTCTCCGAGCTAGAAAAGTTAGTATTTCTCATGAAGTCTTCAAACTTATTTGGTCGGTTTCCAGAGAGATCCATCCTGCTAGTTCTAGCCTTATTCCCCTTGTCATTCCCAAAAGACTTGGTAGATCGCCCCTCTCCTCTTCTTTTGGACTTAGGCTTCTTTCCTCTCTTTCCTTTTCCTCTTTTTCTTTTGTTGCTAGACTTGGGTTTGTTGTTTTCAATCGAATGAACGCCTTGGTCGTCCTGCATCTCAACTATTACCTGCATGAGGTCTTCTTTCGACATTCCGCTTAACATTTTTTTTAGTTCTTTTTTGCTCATGCTCTGTTTACCTTTGCTCTTTGAAGGTTGACAAATAAGTCGCTAATGTTCTTTACGGAGTTCGCTAAATAGGTAAGCCTGTCCGCTCTTTGCTGTGCATAGACTTGTATCTTTTTTAATTTACTTGCATAACTGTCTTCTTTAATAGCTTGATTGTATTGGCTGTCCCAAGATCCGGAATATTGGCTCTCTCTACCAGCGAGCATGTTTTTAATACAAGAGTTAGCCCAGTTTACTCTAGCTACTTCCCTATTGTATGAACGCTGTAGATAAAAAGAAAAGCCACCAAGCAAAAGGGCAGCTTCAGCACATTCTTCAACAGTTAACTTTTCCATTTGCTGTCTAGGCATAGACATATAATTCTTAACAGAAGGGTCATGAAACTCACCAGTATACTGCGACATACCGAGACTTCCCTCATACTCATCCAAAACAGAGTCTACGTGCTCTAGTCGTTCCTGTGGCTGATTCTGTGGTTCCACTGTTTTATATCCTCGTTATACGGAAGCTCAATGTACGTTATATTATTATACTCGCACCATTCCCTTTTTTTGGCATCTCTTTGTTTTTGATTCAAAAAATCTTGTGCTGAAGTATGAAATAGAGTATTAAAACGGTAATGTTGCTGTCCATGCACTTCAACAACCAGCTTTACTGTATTGATATAGAAATCAAAAAAACACTTCTCGCTTCGAGTCAAAGGGGCCATGACCTCTTCCAAAATTTGTACAGTAGGAAATGTCCCAATAAGTAAGTCTCTAGCTGCAAGATGTAGTTTAGATCTTCTTCTGTTA